AGGACCTACAATACCATCTGCCGTTAAGCCATGAGCTGACTGCCATGATTTAACAGCCTCTTCAGTCTTAGGTCCAAACTTACCAATAACATCCACACCTAACAGGGACTGGAGTTTCTTTACATCTTCTCCTTCTGAGCCTCTCTTAAGTAACATAGGGTTATGGGGGGATTAAACTGTAGGTTTCTTCTTCTTCTTGTAGTAACGCTTCTTCTTAACAGGAACGGCTTCTTCTGCAATGGCTTCTGCTACTGCATCTGGGATTTCTACAAGGGGAGCAACAACTGCTTCAATAATTTCTTTGGGAGCTGCTGGTACTGCTTTAGCACCAAACAACCAACTGATGTACTTTTTGAACATGGTTATTTTTTGTTGAGGTTTATTTTCCAGTATGACTCTACACCATAAGAGATCTGTCCTAGTGAGTTGACCTGTGTAGAGATACCATACAGCTGGTCTTTCTTAGTTTTGTAAATAAATCCAGCCTTGGCTCCAGTAATTCCAAGACTGTTATTGATATTAATACCTCCACCTACATAGAGCTGACGCTTAGGCTTGGCATAATTGTTAATAGTTGTATTCTTAGTAACTACAGGAATCATGTAATTATGTCTGTACTTACGCTTAAGAAGCTTATTTTCCTGTACTGTGTCTGTGATAGACAGGTAACCAAAGTCATCTATCTTCACACTGTCTGAGTATACCCTTTTCAGGATAAACAACTTAACTAAAGCATCATATTGTGCTTTAAGTGTAGGATAGTTCGTGTCTGCAATGTACTCTGGTTTAGAGGCAACAGGTACTTCAATTTCTTTTAGTACCGGTACTTCTCTTACTACCAAGTGATCCTTGGGCTTACGCCAGAAGGTATCAACAACTACAGTGGTGTCAGATTTTGGGGTGTCATCAGAATGTGAGGAGCACTGTCTCTGAAAGAACAGCATACCTACCAAGCCTACAATGATGAGGCCCGATAGTTTATCCTTCATTATCTTCTGGTTCTGGTGTATACTTAGACAAGTCTTCTTCTTTTTTAGTCTTCTTGCCCATGATGTTCTCAGCTCCAGAAATACCAAAGCAGCCAAGTACAATAATTGTTAGTGCATTGAAGACATAATCATTTAAGACAAGCTCTCTGCCAAGGTAGCCAGTGACTAAGTCTACTACAACTACAATGATCATGAATAAAAATGCAATAGCACCAATGATGGACTTCTCGTTCCAATCATTGTCATCTTTGAAGATGCTTATAAATGAAGTTTTTTCTTCATCAATAATATGTTTCATATCTTTTAGGGGTTAGGTTATTATCCGGTAGTACTCCTACCATTTCACCTCTTAGAGGTTTACTGTCTTTACCAGGAGGGAAAGGGTTATCTAAAGCAGGAGAAAAAGTTGCAGTCTTGAATACTGCACGCTCCAGGTTATCAATTCGGGTCTTGTCTATATTACTCTGAGCCATCAGTGCCTTAACATCTGACTTGATCTCATTGACATCATGCCAAATCACTGCAGCTAATATTGACACTAAACTTGGAAACAACCAGGATTTTACCGCAGTGATAGAGTTGTTAGTAGCCATTTACTTATCTAGTTAAACAAATGAAGCAGCACAAGTATCAAAACCAGGTTGCTCAATAGTTGCTGAAGCCATGCCTGGCGTTGTTCTAGACTTGATTACATAAGTATCTCCAGAATTTCCTACTGGGTGGTAGAATCTACCTACTACAGGGAGAATACCAGAGTCATCTACAACAATAAGATCTTGCTCTATAGTTGAATCACATCCTAGTTGAATGTTATATCTATCAGCTATCCAGTAAGACTCACAATTAGTCTCTTGTGTAGTTCCAAACATTGGATCTGCACCGCTTGCTACACCAACAGCTGTCAATTTAAACTGACGGCTCTTTGATACACCATTGACTACGTAAGCAACTCGGAAACTAGGAGGTTGAGCCATCCCATCATTTGGATCAGCTGGAGTGAAATAAGCACCCAAGCTTGCAAAATCACCTGTGATAGTCAAAGCATCAGACATTGAAGTACCTGAAGTAATCTCGATTGTCAGGTTTGTCTCAGTCAAGTCGCATGCTGCAGTATCTCCCATCTGGTTACGGCTGACTTTTACAGCAATACCTGTAGGAGCAGGAGCCTCTGGAGCTTGTGGAGTCTGTTGAAGACTTAGTACATCACTGTCTGTCAAAGTATTATAGTTCACAAACAAACTGTTTGGAATGATGTTGCCATTTTTATCAAGGCGTACATAATACTTCAAACCACCTGGATGCTGCGGAAGCGTCATCTCTTTGGTGATCTCAATAGTATTTGCTTGTGCAGGAACTTCTGCAGCAGACATCATAACCCCCGGAATAGGGAAGCCTAATGCATCTGCTTGAGCATAATAGTTTAAACTAGTTGCCATATTTGTAGAACTTATGTATGTTTGTAGACGTTATGCGAGAGAAGGTATAGAATGTAGTAAGAATCCTCTACAATATAATATACAGAAAAAAAAGCAAAAGACCTTATTTACTATATTAAAAAGTACACTATGGAAGATGTTACCAGTTACTCTTTAAACCTGCAGAAAAAATTAATCAGGGAGTTCAAAGAGAAGTTCTTTGACAAAATAGGCTTCTACCCTGAAGTTATCACCCACAGTATACAGGATGTGGAGTCTACTCCTACCAGTATACGAAAGACCTCATTAGATGAATTGCTGGATATCATTGATAGACAGTTCCTTCCGGATGCATTGTCCTATATGAACAAGCACCAGTGGATCCAAAGTATCCGGACCAAAATCAGGATCCGGGAAGTAGTGGAGCTCCGCTACATCTATTACAAAATTGCCTACCTGATGGGCTACTCTTTATGTGCAATTGGCCGTAGTGTTGGCCGTGACCACAGCACCATTATCCACGGGCTACAAACCCTGGAGAACCTAATGGAAACAGATTGCCGAGTAAGACAACACTATTTCAATATCCTTATTTCTATCAAAACAATTATTGACAATGAATACAGACATCTGGAACACATTGATCAAGTACAGACTGAGTCCCAACCAGTTATACTTGATCCACTGTATACATGAAAACATTGTTCCGGCTGAAATAATCAATGCAAAGGCAGAAGCTAATGTATGTAAACAGCGGGGATGGATTACCGAAGACAACCAGCTCACAGATGCCGCTAAAGGTGTGCTGGTAGAGATCAACAACACTGTTGGTAAAGCAAAGCGGAAAGCCCAAAAAGTATTACTGGGAGATGAGCATATCCCGTACATAGAAATGTACCGGGAACTATGGCCCAAAGGCAACCTGCCTAGTGGCAAACCAGCACGCCTCAGCATGCCGGATACAAAGAAGAAGTTCCTTGAATTCTTTAAGGAACATGACTACACCTGGGAGATCATTATCAAGGCTACAAAGGAATACCTGCGTAAGTATGAGCACGACAAGATGTATATGATGACCAGTGGCTATTTCATCATGAAAAATGCCCAGAGTGAGCTGGCAAGTTACTGCGAAATGGTGTCTGACCCTGACTACAAAAGAGGTGATGAGCACCTGTATTACAGCCATGTAACCGCTGTATAATTTATTTGTAGAACTACTTGCAAGTTCGACACAAGTTCTCTATTTTTACCCTCCCACTTCTACAAAGTCAGAGGAATTCTAATCAACATGAACGTAAAATTTACCCAAAAATGGAAAAGACTGGACCAGCTTCACAGGAAAGGTATCCAGTATATGATGGACCGCAAGGAGGGCCGAGTGGTATCACTCAAAACTCCTTGGGCAAAACTAGATGACGTGGGCATGGGTGGCCTGGAGTGGGGTACCATTACTACCATTGGCGGTAGATCCGGGGACGGTAAGACTGCTATCATGTTGCAGATCACCCGCAGCCTGCACCAATTAAACCCTACACAAGACTTTGCTGTACTGGATTTTCAGTTTGAGATGACAGAGGAAAAGACTGCCCTTAGGGAGTTTGCTGCACTTACCAATTTAAGTATTAAAGAGTTAGGTAGTGTTCATAGCCAAGTCAGTACTCAGGTACTTCACAAGGTGCAGGAGTACATTGATTCCAACAAACACCGGGATATCTACCAGATAGACCAGAAGATGACTGTGGCTGAGATTCGTGCGCAGATCATTGACTTTGTTAACACCGTGAAGAAGCCTGTTATTGTAACCATTGACCACTCTTACCTGGTAAAAGTAGGTGATGAACGCAGTGAGACAGCTATGCTTCACAACCTGGGTAGTATGATGACAGAACTCAAGAAGTCTCTTCCGGTCCTGTTCATTGTACTCAGTCAAATGAAACGTGATGTGGAAGACCAGGAAAGACGCAAACCGGGAAGAGCCGGTAACTACCCTACTACTTCAGATATCTATGGAGGTGATGCTTTATACAATCACTCTGATATCATGTTGGCCATAGACAGACCGTTCCAAAAGAACATCATTCCCTATGGTCCTCAGGAGTGGATGGTAGGCCCTGAGCATGTAGTACTTCATGTACTGAAAGCCAGGGACGGAGCTCCAGACAAGATGCTATTTTTCAATGGGGACTTTAAGGCTATGCGTATGACGGAGTGTCCGCCACCTAGCTGTAACAAGCCCACTTTCACACCAAGAAATCCTTAATTATTACACATGTATAACAGACCAGGAAGCTACTCTGTGCAGGAACAACCTAAGCCACAGGACAAAGCTGAAAACCGAAAAGCTATTAGAGAGTATCACAAGCAAACCTTGCATGATCTGGGTATCCCAGAAGCATGTCTTGATGGAAAAGTTGCCTTTATGTACAATGGCAGAAAAGTCATTACTGCATTTGGTAACCAGCTGAATAAGATGCCTAACGGGTTCTTGTTTGAGATCACAGACTCAAGCAATGTACCACAGGATAAGAAGCGTACCCTGTATTGGATCCGCCCTAATCCTGCCTACGAAGAAGAGTATGAGGAACAAGCGGACAAGAACCGCACCAATGGCTACGAAGAGCCAGACAGAAAGATGTATTACTATCCGGTAGAAGAGGCTGATGTGGTTAACACTTCCTCTGCTGCCATCATGAAAGACAAATTGCTGAAGACAGACCAGTTGGATGCATTTGTACCTGCTGAAGACGAGCATTATCAGAAGCTCACCATACTGGACGTACTGGCCATTATGCAGTGTGAGCCCATTAGTAACAAAGGTTACTTAAATGAGAAGATCAGAGAAATAAATAAAAGGAGAAAATAAACATGAAAGAGTCAGAAGAAGAAGGAGACACTGCAACTGTTGCAGCACCAGCTCCAGCTATCAGCAAGATTGTACTACCAACTAAACCAGTGCCGGCAGTGACACAAAACCCTAAGAACCTCATCATCTTTTCTAAGCCTAAAGTAGGCAAGACTGAGTTATTAGCTGGTTTACCAGACTGTTTGATCCTGGACATTGAGCATGGTACGGACTATGTTGCTGCTATGAAGCTAAAAGTAAACTCTGTGGCTGAGTTAAAAGCTGTAGGTACAGAGATTATCAAAGCTGGAAAGCCTTATAAGTTTATTGCTGTGGATACTATCACAGCACTGGAAGAGATGTGCCTGCCATATGCAGAGCAGATCTATGCGAAGACCTCTATGGGTAAGAACTGGTTCACTAAAGGCAAAGCAGAGTATACCTCATTGCTTAACCTGCCTAACGGTGCCGGCTATCCTTACTTGAGAGAAGCCTTTGGTAAAGTCATTGACTATATCAAAACCCTTGCCCCTACAGTTATCCTTGTAGGACACGTAAAGGACACTATGATCGACAAAAACGGAACAGAAGTAAATGCCATGGACCTTGACCTTACAGGCAAGATCAAGCGCATCACTACTTCTAACTCAGATGCTATTGGCTACCTGTACCGTAAGGGTAATCAGAACATCCTGAGCTTTAAAACGACAGATGAAATTGCATGTGGTGCAAGACCCAATCACCTACGCAACCAGGAACTGGTAGTGTCAGAAATGACTGACCAGGGTTTGGTAACCTATTGGGATAAAGTATTTATTAAGTAATCATAAAAAACAAGTAGAACTATGTTAAGTACAAGAAACGTAAAGGAGTCAGCAGGAACAGGAAGAATCAACTCAAAAATGGGTCCAGGCAATGTAACTGCCAAGATCAACTCAGTTGAATTGACAGAAGGATACAACCATGCCAACACAGGTGCCTATAATTTGGTACTGAACATGGAGACTCAGCCTATCGGACCTGAGTTTGAAGGCTTCTTATTGAACAAGGACAACCCTAATGGTGGTCGTTACTTGGGCCAGGTAGGCCGTGTGAAGTTCCAGTACCACTCTTTCGAAGATGGTGTAACTAAGACAGGTATCCAAAAGAACCGTGACAATGATATTCTTAACGCTGTTACCCGTATTGCAAATGCATTGGGTCTTCGTGAGGACTTGGATAACACAGTAGATGCTGCTGCTATCTCCCGCATTGAAGAGTTACCTGCTATTGCTACTCAGGTATTCCGTGGTAAGTATCTTGATCTGTGTGTTGCAGGTCGTGGTTACAAGGACAAAGGTGGTTACACTGCCTATGAATTGTTCTTGCCATATCCACGCCAGGGTAAGATCTCTTATGAAGCTGCTGGTGCCAAGTCTGGTAACCTGTATGCGTTCACAGAGACAGCACACATCATTGCTCCAAAGGAAGACAAACCTGTTACCAGCTTTGAGCCAATGAATAACAATGACTTTGATTTGTAATATGTAGACCAGATTGTGTGTAGTCCATGTAAGGGTAGGGAATCTTTCTCTACCCTTCATTTTCTCCCACAATTTTTAACAGTAATGTCATGCTAAAGACAAAGAACCTAGTATCTAATGTGAAGGAAGTACCGGCTGCATGGATATTTGAATATTACTGTAAGCTGCCGGAGAAACTCCAGGGACAAGACCTCAAGATCAAGAGCATCTTCAACCCTAAGGAGCGTACTCCGAGTATGTGTATCTACTATGATCAGAAGAAGAGTCAGTACAAGTTCAAGGACTTCTCTACAGACCGTGGTGGTGATGCCTATACGCTGGTAAAAGAGCTGAAGGGGCTGAACTACTTCCAGGCTTCCCTGGATATTGTAGAGCATTACAATGAGTATGTGCTGCACAATAATGGCGGTTATGATGTACAAGAGTTCAAAGAACACAAAAAGTACAAAGTGACAGAAGCTATTACCCGTGGCTGGACAACTGCTGACCAATACTTCTGGACCAAATTCAACATTGGATCCAGGATGCTGGAAGCTCACAACGTCAAGCCCCTGTTATGTTACACTATGAGTAAAGAGGAAGACGGAGAGGTCAAGGAACTGGAGATATCCGGACCACTGATCTATGGCTATTACAAAAGCAACGGGGAACTGTACAAGATCTACCAGCCTAAAGTAATGGACAAGAAGTTCATCAAGGTCCAGGACTATATCCAGGGCTATGAACAGCTGGGCAATACGCACCAGTACCTGGTCATTGCCTCCTCCCTCAAAGACTTAATGGCTTTAAAGAGCCTGAAACTGAAGATTGATGTTATTGCCCCTGATTCAGAGAACACAACCATCAAGAAAGAAATCCTGGATGACCTGAAGAAAAGGTACAAGTCTGTTGTCACCCTGTTTGACAATGACGAAGCTGGTATCAAAGCCATGCTGAAGTATTATGACCAGCACCAGATCCCTTTTGTACACCTGAAGATGG